AGAAGACCCCCCTGTCTTTTCAAGCAATATCTCCCCGATGCAGTCCGAGACGATGCTGGACAGTCCCTTTAAGCTCCGACCCAGTCCAGATCAATGACAACTAAGCCCAGAAAGTCCAAAGCCCTACGAGGGGCAACCAAGCCAAGGCTTCACAGTCCACTTCTCAAGGGCGAAAACAAGCTGCAAGACGTTAAAGACCTGTGCGCTATCGTCAAGATGGATCTTATGCCATGGCAGGAATTCGTTCTTAAGGACATGCTTACGATTGACAAAAAAGGCAACTGGATTCGTAAGACAAACCTAATTCTCGTAGCCAGGCAGAATGGCAAGACTCATCTGGCGCGTATGTTGATCCTCGCGCACCTGATTAAGTGGAATACCAATGTCCTAATCATGAGCTCTAATCGAAGCATGGCTTTAGACACCTTCCGACAAGTAACTCACCTACTGGAGACCAATGACCACCTCAAAGGATTCGTTAAACAGATCCGACACGCCAATGGAACTGAAAGCATTGAGATGCTCTCTGGAGCAAGGCTTGATGTTGTTGCAGCAACTAGAGACGGCTCTCGCGGTCGATCAGTCAATGGACTGCTCTACATCGATGAAGTCCGAGAGATCACAGAAGATGGATTCAGAGCTGCTACTCCTACAACTAGAGCTCACCCAAACAGTCAGACGCTTCTTACCTCGAATGCGGGAGATGCTTTCAGCACTGTACTCAATGACCTACGGGAACGAGCCATCGACTACCCACCTAAGTCATTCGGATTCTACGAATACTCAGCCCCTCAATACTGCAAGATAACAGACCGCGATGCATGGGCTTTGGCTAACCCCTCTCTGGGGTACACAATTACCGAAGAAGCGATTGAGGAAGCGATTGCTACTTCACCGATTGAAAACACTCGTACTGAAACTTTATGCCAATGGATCGACTCACTAAGTAGCCCTTGGCCTCATGGCATACTTGAGGACACATCCGATAGCACACTAGAAATGGCTGCTGGGGCTTATACTGTATTTGGTTTCGATGTCAGTCCTTCACGGCGGAACGGATCATTGGTCGCAGGACAGTTACTCCCAGATGGGAGGATTGGCATCGGAATTCTAGAGACCTACAGCTCTCAGGTAGCCATCGATGAGCTAAAGATGGCGGCAAGTATAAAGGCATGGTGCGACATGTATAAGCCACGCCTAGTCTGCTTTGACAAATACGCGACTCAGACTATTGCAGATCGCCTAGCCAATGCTGGAGTTATGGTGGAAGATGTCTCAGGGCAACAGTTTTATAAAGCCTGTGGAGATCTATTAGAAGGCTTAGTCAACCATCGTGTCGTTCACAATGGTCAGGCAGAATTGATCCAGCAGATGAATAACTGCGCTGCTAAGGTCAATGATTCGGCATGGCGCATCATTAAACGAAAATCAGCAGGAGACATCTCAGCTCCTATTGGCTTAGCAATGGTCGTAAGCAAGTTAATGATTCCTCAACCTAAGCCACAGATTTACATCTAGACACACCCTATGTAATATGTCAAATGCTTGACATGTGCTACCATTTATGTCTATGGGTAAATTACTGCAAGCATTTGGCCTAGAGTCGAAGCCACAATTACAAGCTCAAGCCGCGCCTCAGGTACTAGGCGAGTATTCACCTTATGCAATGCCATTTCAGAATGCATATATTGGCAGAACAGAAGCGATGTCTGTTCCAGCACTTATGCGCTGCCGCAATTTACTTGCTGGCACTATTGGCGCAATTCCTTTAGAGCTTTACAAGAAATCGACTAACGAAGAATTAGGATCACCTGCTTGGTTAGAGCAACCATCATATTCTCAACCACGATCAGTCACGATTGCATGGACTGTTGATTCATTACTTCTATATGGTCAAGCCTTTTGGAAAGTGGTCGAGGTTTATCAGGAGGACGGACGTCCTTCTCGCTTTGAGTGGATTGCTAACAATCGAGTAACAATTACTCTTGATAGCACAAATACTTTTGTTAGATCTTATGCAGTCGATGGCACAACATTACCAATGGACGGTTTAGGATCTCTTGTTACATTCCAATCATTAAGCGATGGCATTCTCAACACAGGTGCTTCGACAATCCGCGCAGCTATTGATGTTCAAAAGGCAGCAGCTATTGCAGCGTCTACTCCGATGGCAAGTGGTTACATTAAGAATACAGGTGCAGACCTAGATCCTAAAGAAGTTTCCGGACTTCTTGCTGCTTGGCGTCAAGCTCGAAATAACAGGTCTACGGCATATCTCACTAGCACTCTTGAATTTTCTCCGATTTCCTTTTCACCTAAAGACATGATGTATGGGGATGCAATTTTTAATCTTGCAACCGAAATTGCGCGTCTGTGCAATGTACCTGCTTACTATGTTTCAGCAGATCAAAATAACTCTATGACTTATGCAAATGTACAAGATGAGCGCAAGCAATTTCTAACACTATCTTTACAGCCATTTATTACAGCGATTGAAGATCGCTTGTCGATGGATGATATTACAGCTCGTGGCAATGTCGTTAAGTTCGATATTGATAAGAACTTTTTGCGTACTGATCCACTTCAAGAATTGGCAGTCATTGAAAAACTGCTAACGCTTAACCTGATTACTCCAGAGCAAGCGATGGAAATGACTGATCTAACACCTAACGGAAACAATGGTCTAGTATGAATCAAGTAATTACCTTCTCAGCTGATCTAACAGCAGACTCAGCCAACCGCACAGTCTCAGGCAAGATTGTCCCACTTAATGTTGAAGCAGGATCTACCAACATGGGCAAAGTTATCTTCGAGTCAGGATCAATCGGTATTGAAGATCCTAAGGCAATCAAGTTGCTAAGCCAGCATGATAACAAGAAGCCTCTAGGTCGCATGGTGTCTTTTAGCGAATCAGAGAACTCAATCGATGCAGTATTCTCAATTAGTCGCTCACAGCGCGGCACAGAAGCGTTAATCCTTGCAGAAGAAGGATTGCAATCAGGTTTGTCAATCGGGGCAGAAGTCCTCAAGTCAAAGATCAAGGACGGCGTTACTTATGTTTCAGCTGCTCGCTTGGTCGAAGTAAGTTTAGTAACAGAGCCAGCATTTAAGTCGGCTCAGGTTACTGATATTGCAGCAGAAGAATCTGCTGTAGAAGAAACAATCCAACCAACAGAAAGCGAGACAGCCACCGTGGAACAAACCACTCCAGCAGTCGAAGCAACACCAGTTGAAGCACCAGCGGTTGAAGCTGCTCGCCCAACTGTTTCAGCAGCATATTACACAAAGCCACGCATTGAAGTAACAGCTGCTAAGTATGCAGAAAACTCAATCCGTGCAGCACTAGGTGATGAGTCAGCTCGTCAGTACCTATTAGCAGCAGCAGATACAACAGACAATGCAGGTCTAGTACCAACACGTCAGTTGTCAGAAATCATCAACCCACTCGGAACAACAATCCGTCCATCAATCGATGCAATCTCTCGTGGAGTGCTTCCAGATGCAGGTATGACTTTCGAGATCCCACGCATCACACAGATGCCAACAGTTGCGATTGAGCCAGAAGGCGATGCATTCAGCGACACAGATCAAAACTCTAACTTCCTATCTGTAACAGTACAGAAGTACGCAGGACAGCAGACATTTTCTGTCGAATTGCTAGATCGTACATCTCCAGCATTTTTTGATGAGCTAGTGCGCAACATGGCAGCAGCTTACGCAAAGGCTACAAACGCAGCAGTAAACGCAGCGTTGATCTCTGGAGCAACAACAGATGCAACAACAGTTGCAACATATCCAACAGCAGCAGAGTTGCTAGGAATTGTTGCTCGCGGTTCAGCTTCTGTTTATGGAGCAACAGCAGGTCTTGCAAACCCATTCGCTCGCAACATGGTTGTCTCAACAGGACAATGGTCTAACATCATGTCTCTCAACGATGCAGGCCGTCCAATCTACACAGCAACAAACCCAATGAACGCTGGCGGAGCAGTTGCACCAACATCATTGACAGGCAACGTTGCAGGACTCAACCTATATGTTGATCCTACAAACGGTGGCGATGGCGATGGAACAATCCTTATCGTTAACCCAGATGCTTACACATGGTACGAGTCACCAACATACCGCCTACGCGCAGAGTCAACAGCTAACGGATCAGTAACAGT